CATATTATCTAATGCTAAACTTAAATTAAAACAAGCAGAGTTTAAACAAAAAGAACTCATGAAAAATAAATGGTTGTGGTACAACGGCAAACTTTCTCATGAAGAGGTATTGGAATTATCTTGGGACCCTGATCCTTTTAATGGTTTGAAAATATTGAAAGGAGAAATGGAACACTACATTGAAGCAGATCCAGAACTTGTAGAAAGTGAAGCAAAGATTCAATACCTAAAAACTTATATAGATACTACCAAAGAAATTGTTGAAAATCTCAAATGGAGACATCAAACAATTGGAAACATTATAAGATGGAAGCAGTTTGAAGCGGGATTTTAGTGGACACCATTGAGTTAAAATTAAAAGATTATAGTATGTTAAAAGTTAATTGTGCTAGTTCAATAGCACAAGAATTGGCAGACTATTTTTGTTTTGAAGTGCCCGGTGCTAAGTATATGCCAGCAGTGAAGCGGCGAGTGTGGGACGGTAAGATTCGTTTGTTCAACCGAATGAACGGTGAGATCAATGCAGGTCTTTACGATGCTATCACAACGTTTGCAAAACGTAGGGGGTATGCTGTCGAAGCACAAGATAGTAGTTATGGTTATCCCCACCAGAAAAATAAAATTAACCACCTCAAAAATATGTCTTGGATTTCGCAACTAGGACTTCCTTTTGCTCCGCGTGATTATCAGTATGATGCTTTCACACATGCTTTAACAAATAAAAGATCTGTTCTGTTATCTCCTACGGGATCCGGAAAATCTATGATCATTTATTTGTTGATGAAATATTACTTTGACAGTCACGATAAAAAAATATTAATCGTTGTTCCTACTACTGGTCTTGTAGAACAGATGTGTAACGACTTTACAGAATATGGTTTTGATCCTGATTTGTTGCATAAAATATACAGTGGTAAAGATAAAGAAACAAATAAGAGAGTCATTGTTACTACATGGCAATCAATTCATAAGTTAGGTCCAAAATGGTTTGAAGGTTTTGGTGCGGTGTTTGGCGATGAGTGCCACGGGTTTAAAGCAAAATCTTTGTCGAGCATAATGAACAAAGCAATTAATGCTGAGTATCGTTTTGGTACAACGGGCACATTAGATGGTACTGAAACTAACAAGATGGTATTAGAAGGGTTGTTTGGACCTGTACACAAAGTGACAACTACAGCAACGCTGCAAGAAAAAAATCAACTAGCAAAATTGGACATAGACATATTGCTTTTGAAACACGGGCAAGAACGTTGCGAGCAGTTAAGTAATGCTACTTACCAAGAAGAAATTGATTTTCTAGTGGGCAATAAAAAAAGAAACACTTTTATTAGAAATTTGACATGTTCGCTCGAAGGAAACACCCTCGTACTTTTTAACTTAGTTGAGAAACATGGTAAAGTTTTAAAAGAATTAATTCAAGATAAAATTCAAGATAACAGGAACTTATATTATGTCAGTGGAGAAACTAAAACTAACGACAGGGAATTTGTCAGAGGTGTTGTTGAAAAGCAAACCGATTCTATTGTCCTTGCTAGTCTGGGGACTTTTAGTACCGGTATCAATATACGCAATATCCACAATATTATATTCGCATCTCCCAGCAAATCGCAAATCAGGGTGTTACAATCCATTGGTAGAGGTCTACGATTGTCAGATGATGGCAGGACAACAAAACTCTATGACATCGCTGATGACTTGAGACATAATAAAAAACCTAATTTCACAATGCGGCATTGTGCCGAAAGAATTAAGATATATAATAGAGAACAATTCAATTACAAACTTACGGAAGTAAATGTATGAGCAATTTCCCTATTCAACAATTCAAGTTAATCACTGGTGAAGAAGTTATATGTGAGATTATGGAATGGGAAAACGAAGACGGTTTTATTATCATTAAGAATGCTATGGATATCAACATCAGTACTGATAGAGAAGAGCGTATATACATGTTCAAACCATGGTTTCTTTATGTTGAAAAAGATGATGAGTATGTCTTTTTAGATTCGAATAAAATTGTTGGCAATTGTAAACCGAATGATTTGCTTGCTCTACAATATTACGCAGCAGTCGAAGACATGGCAGAAATAGCAAAAGAAAGAGTTGCAGATTTTAATAAACGTGAAGCATATAAACTTAAAGAAATATTAGAAGAACTTGCTGAGTTTAAAGAGAAGACTACTGATATTATAAATCAAAAAACATCAAAAACTAAGGATGATAAGGAATCAAAACCTAAAAATAATGTCATCCCATTCACTCCTCCTGATACAGTTCATTAGTATACTATCCTCTGTACGAGTTAAGCTCTAGGGTAGCACACTTTTTCTCTCTTGTCAACCCCTTGACAACATTTATTTTTAGTGTATAATAATATATTATTTACAGGCAGAACTCTATGAAACCAAAAGAAAAACCTCACTACGTTAACAACGCACAATTTTCACAAGCAGTGGTCGATTACGTCTCCCTTGCAAATGATGCATCTGATAATAACGATGTTAAACCTATTATACCAGATTACATCGCAAGATGTTTTTTGAAGATCGCGGAGGGTCTTTCCCATAAAGCAAATTTTGTTAGATACACTTACCGGGAAGAAATGGTGATGGATGCCGTAGAGAATTGTCTGAAAGCAATCGAGAACTATGACATAAACAAAGCAACTCGAACCAAGGCACCCAATGCTTTTGCTTACTTTACTCAGATCTCTTGGTACGCATTCCTACGTAGGATTCAGAAAGAGAAGAAGCAACAGGACATTAAGATCAAGTATCTGACTGAATCCGGACTGGAACTTCTTATGACGGAAGAATTCGAATCAAATTCTGCTGCTAGACAGACACAAGCATTCGTAGATGAACTGAGACAGAGAATTGACGTAGTGAAAGATAAGGATCAAGACATAAAAGATTACAGTAAAAAAGAACGTAAAAAAAGAACTAAACATGTAGACTCTGATCTCACTGAATTTATGGTGGACTAATATGAAAGTAGCAATACTAAACGACACTCATTGCGGGTGTCGTAATTCTTCTGAAATATTTATGAACTATCAAGAACGATTTTATTCTGAAATATTTTTTCCATATTTAGAGAAACACGGCATAAATAAAATTCTCCATCTGGGTGATTATTATGAAAACCGTACTTCAATTAACTTCAAGGCACTTAACCACAATCGCCGCATATTTCTTGATCAACTTCGGGATCGTGGGATCCATATGGATATTATCCCAGGTAATCATGATGTTTACTACAAAAACACCAATCAGTTAAACTCCCTCAAAGAACTACTCGGGCATTATATGAACGAGGTGAACATTGTGGAAGAACCTACTGTAATGAATTACGATGGATTAAAATGTGCATTACTCCCGTGGATTAATTCGGAAAACACTGACAAAATTACACGCTTTGTCAACACTTGTAAAGCAGATGTTCTTGGAGCACATTTAGAACTTACCGGTTTTGAAATGCAAGCAGGAGTTCCGTGTCACGATGGCATGGACCCTTCTATTTTTCGTAGATTTGAAACTGTTCTTTCTGGTCACTTCCATACCAAATCTACCATCGGCAACATACATTACCTTGGATCTCAGATGGAATTCATGTGGTCTGATGTTAATGATCGTAAATATTTTCATGTGCTTGATACGGATACACGAGAATTAAAAGCAGTTGAAAATCCGATCACTATCTTTGAAAAAATATTATACGACGATAAAGAACGAGATATGCATCTTGTTGATGTGTCAGACTTAGACAACAAGTTTGTTAAAGTTATCGTTATCAATAAAACAAAACCAGCAGAATTCGAAAAGTTCTTAGACAGAATTAATTTCAAAAAAATTCATGGTTTACAAATTGCTGAAAACTTTCAAGACTTTGTAGGATCTAATGTAGAAGATTCTAAAATAAATGTTGACAGCACTGATGATCTGCTGTATACTTATATTGATGCGGTAGATACTGATCTGAGCAAAGATCGCATTAAAAAACAAGTTCGCGAGTTAATGATTGAGGCACAAACCTTAGAAGTTGTATGATTAAATTTACTGAATTACGTTATAAAAATTTTCTATCAACCGGTAACTCCTTTACTAATATAGATTTTGTCAATAAAAAATCAACTTTGGTAGTTGGAGATAATGGTTCTGGTAAATCGACAATGCTCGACGCAATCTCCTTTGCGCTTTTTGGTAAGGCACACCGCAACGTAAATAAACCACAGTTACTTAATAGTGTTAACAATAAAGATTGCGTGGTAGAAGTTTCTTTTGAAGCACTAGGACAACAATTCAAGATTGTACGTGGGTTAAAACCAGCAAAGTTTGAGATCTGGCAAGATGGTACCATGATTAATCAAGACTCTCATGCCAAAGAGTATCAGAAAATACTCGAACAAAATATTCTTAAATTAAATCATAAAACATTTCACCAGATTGTTGTGCTGGGGAGTAGCAGTTTTATTCCTTTTATGCAACTCCCCGCACAGCATCGCCGTGATGTAATCGAAGATCTGTTAGACATTAATGTATTCTCTAAGATGAATAGTATTCTAAAAGAGAAAACATCTGTACTCAAAGAATCTATATCTGGTAACGCGCATGAACTGCAGTTAGTCCAGACTAAGATAGACTCACAGAAGCGTCACCTGTGTGAGTTAACAAAAATCTCTGAAACTGCCAAGCAAGAAAAGTTAGATCAAATTGCTGAGGAACAATCAGAGTTGGCCCGCCTTAACACCCAAGTAACAGAATGGGAAGACACTCTGCTGTTAGATCTACAACAGCGACAACAAAGTCTCGATAAAAAAATCAATGAGATTGGTAAGTATGTCTTTCAGTTTAACTCTAAGCAGAAAGCAACAAACAAAGAGATTTTGTTTTATGAAGACAACGAAGACTGTCCCACCTGTCAACAAACCATCGAAACCACCTTCCGATTGGATAAGGTACAGAACGCCAAGCACAAGTGGGATGAACTGGAAGAAGCGAGACATGCCGCAGAGCATAAAATTAAAGGACTGACTGATGAGAAAGAAACTCTTCAAACTTCTATTGATGTTGAAAATGAGAAATACAGTGCTATCAAAACTCTACGAGAAAAAGTTGACTGGACCCAGAGAAGAATTAATTCTTTACAGGGTGAGTTATCCGAACTCGAAACAGGTGTACATAGCATGTCCGAAGCACGAGATACTCTCGCAAGTGAAGAAGATAAGAAAAGTGTTCTCACAGACGAACGACACGAACTTGCAGAACAACGTGAATACAACAATGTAATCACGGAACTACTTAAAGACACTGGTATTAAGACTAAGATCATCAAGCAGTATCTGCCTGTGATCAATCAGTTGACTAACCAGTATCTTCAAGTGTTGGACTTCTACGTCCATTTTGACCTAGACGAGGCATTCAAAGAAACAATTCGCTCGCGACACCGTGATGCGTTTTCTTATGATAGTTTCTCCGAGGGTGAAAAGCAACGCATCGACTTAGCACTTCTGTTTACTTGGAGGCAGGTTGCTAAGATGAAGAACAGTATCGCCACCAATCTACTGATTCTTGATGAGACTTTTGACAGTTCTCTCGATGCGGATGGGGTCGACAACCTATTAAAGATTCTTGATACCTTAGATGATAGCACTAATGTCTTTGTTATATCACATAAAGGAGAACTGCTTGATAACAAATTCGATCGTAAAATTGAGTTTGTTAAAAGTAAAAATTTCAGTAAAATAGCATGAGTGCAATCGGACCATATTTCGATAAAGACAAAGTTAATTTCACACGGACAGATCCTTATGTCGTAGTCCCTAACATATTAACACAAAAAGAATGCAAGGGTATTCTAAAATATGTTTATAAAACAGAAAGGGTATCTGAACCCCGACTTGGAGCAGGAAAAATCGAAAGAGGTGTTAGAGACACCGAAATATATTATTTTAAACATACCAAATTAAAAAATAAAATAGAAAATATAATAGTCAATAATAACCCTTGGAATATTAAAGTTGATAGTTGCGAGTTTTTTCAACTAGGGGTGTATAAGAAACGTGGACATTATTCTTGGCACGTAGATACAACTGACTTATATTCCTACTCTCGAAAATTGAGTTTTAGTATAATTTTAAATGATCCATCGGAATGGAAAGGAGGTAAATTCCAAATGTTTTCTGCTCTTGACAGGAAGGGTAATCCAATTATTAAGACTGTCAACAACCTTAATCGCACAGGAACTATGCTATTATTTCCTAGCGAAACTTATCATCGAGTTACCCCTGTTACAGAAGGACAAAGAATATCATTAGTCGGATGGGCATGGGGTCCATAATAAACTTGACACACACCAATAAAAGATGTATAATTAATCTAAACTTATGAGGAAACCTTTGTGATGCTTACAGAAAAGACCATGCAAGTATTAAAAAACTTTGCAACCATTAACCCTAACATCGTTATTGAAAACGGAAACGTTATCAAAACAATCTCTGAAGGCAAATCTGTTGTCAGCAAATCTGTTGTTGATGTCGAATTTCCTAAGACCTTTGGTATCTTTGACTTGAATGAGTTCTTAGCAGTTCTAAGTCTGGTTGACACACCGGATTTGTCTTTTGAAGATGGGTATGTTACAATATCTGATTCGGTTGGAAGGACCAAGATCAAATATCATTATTCTGATCCCGAGATTCTTACCTCCCCTACAAAGGATGTTGTAATGAGAGATACAGATGTATCGTTTGTGCTTGATAGACGAACACTATCATTAATCAAACGTGCCGCAGGAGTTATGAATCATTCTGAAGTATCAGTATCTTGTATAGATAATAGTGTATGTTTAATTGTGAAGGATGAACGTGATCCAACTTCGGATGCCTTCAACATCGCAGTTGATGGTACATTTAAAGATGCCAATTTCAATTTTGTATTTGATATTAAAAACCTAAAAATGATTGAAGGTGATTATGATGTTAATATATCTAAGTCACGTATCTCTCATTTTATTAATAGAGAATCATCTATTGAATATTGGGTAGCACTTGAAAAAACTAGTACTTATGGAG